ATGTTGACTGACATTATCGCCGCGCCGGTCCAGCAGCCTGCTGGCATGATCGTCGCTCTTGAGGGCGAAGCGGTCACCAAGTACAGCCGGCGATTATTCCGCGAGACGCTGCTTGTGCCATACACTGAGCCGGTGCTGCGCCGCTACGAGCGCAAGCTGCCGCTGAAGCTCGCCGGCGCCGAGCACATGATCGCCGTTCCGACGGACCATGCCTGACCTCGCATGGGGCATCTTGATCGGCGCGCCGTGCTGGATCTTGATCGGCATGGTCATCATGTCGGTGATCCAGACAGCTCGGCAACTGGCCAAGCCCGACGAGGACAGTCGGCAACTGGCCGATCCGGAGCACCGGCACATCGATGAGCGAGTATAGCGGCGAAGGCCGCGAGAGGAGGTGAGAAGCGATATGGGGGAAGCAAGACGCCGTAAGCTGGCCGGCAACACCGCGCCGGACAAGCAGTGGCACGCCGACAAGGCAGCTCGAAAGCACACCAAGAAGGTTATGCGCGAGATGAATGCCGTGGCTAATCTCGACCCGCTGACGACGGCAGCCGGTCTGATGCTGAAATGAAAAACGACCTGATCTCGGGGTAGGAGCCGAGTCAGGCCGCGCACGAAATGACTTATCACCGCAATTGTATCATCGCTAACACATTATGTAAATCTGGAGGGTTTCATTCACATGCCTGTACTCATTCAAATTAACGGCGAAACCGCCGACGAAGCAATCCGCGAATTGTCCACCCTGGCATCCGGCATCACCGGACAAGCCGGTACGACGGCACCCGCAGCGGCCGAAGCGCCGAAACAGCCCCGTACCCGCAAGACCGAATCGGTGAAGGAAACTCCGGCCGCTGCTGCGGAACCGGAAGAAGATCCGAAGAACGCAGAGCCGGAACAGGAAGACGAGTCGACCGGTGGCGCAGAACCGGATGAGGATTCCGGCAGTGACGAGCCGATCCCGACCGACGTCGATCTGCGCGCCGTAGCGTCCGCAGTTGGAGTGAAGGGAGCCGACGCCAAGAAAGCGATCAAGGCGCTGCTGGACAAGTATGGCGTGCCGAACATTACGGCCGTGCCGCAGGACAAGCGGATCGCGTTCAAGGCAGAGCTGGAGGCGATCTAATGACGGCGGTCGCTGTGAAGGGACAAGCCCGCGACCTCGAAGCCGACCTCGCGATCTGCGAGGCGGCGACGCCGGGGCCGTGGAACAAAGAAGGGTCAGAGGTATGGCGAAGAGGAACGGGATATACCGACTCTGAAGATGGGCACAAGTGGATATGCGACGCATTTAAAGCAGAAAATGCCCAGTTAATCGCTGCCGCCCGCGAAGGCTGGCCGTACGCCATCCGCCGTGCGATGGAAGCCGAAGCGGAAGTCGACCGGCTCCGGAACGAGCTGCAGATGGCGTACGAACGGATCTCTTATCTAAGGGGGCTATACGATTGACCCAAGCACACGCTGAGCGTGCTCACGCCCTGCTGGGCGCGTCCAAGGCATCCCAGTGGATCAACTGCCCGCCGAGCGCCCGACTGCAGGAGCACATGCCGGACAAACGGAGCGAGTACGCCGATGAGGGGACGCTGGCGCATGAGCTGGCCGAGATCAAGCTGCGGCGCCGGCTGACGCCTTGCAACTCCAAGGAGCGCAAGCGGCTCGAGGACGCGCTGAAGAAGGTTCAGGCCGACCCGCGGTACGGCCCGGAGATGGAAAACGCGGTCCAGGAATACTGCGATCGGGTGGAGGAACGCTTCATGGCCGCCAAGGCCCGCAGCTCCGACGCCGTCATCATCTTCGAGGACTGGTTGGATTTCTCGGAATGGACAGCCCCTGGGCAGGGCGGGATCGGCGATGTCAGTATCATCTCCGATGGCATTCTCGATGTGATCGACCTTAAATACGGCAAGGGAGTTCCGGTCTCCGCGATCGGCAACCCGCAGATCCGGCTGTATGGCCTCGGCGCTTGGGCCAATTACAACTACCTGTACGACATTCGTGAGCTGCACATGACCATCGACCAGCCTCGGCTCGATAGCGTGACAACGGAAGTTATGTCAGTGGACGAGCTGCTTACCTGGGCAGAGACAGTCGTCCGTCCGGCCGCTGCGCTGGCCTACGAAGGCAAGGGTGAGCACAAGCCAGGAGATCACTGCCGGTGGTGCAAGGTCAAGGCGACCTGCCGCGCCCGCGCTGACGCCAATATGGCGATGCTCGCCTACGAGTTCCGCGACCCTGCGCTGATGACGCTGGATGAGATCGGCCCGATACTCTCGATCGCGGAGCAGCTGGCCGCGTGGGCGAAAGACGTTGCCGATTACGCATTCGAAGCAGCCAAGTCCGGCAAGCGGATCCCGGGCTGGAAGTTGGTAAGAGGAAGAAGCAATCGGACGATCACGGATAAGGACGCGGCGCGCTCAGCACTGGCCGCCGCCGATCTGGAGCAAGACAAATACCTAAAGCCGCAGGATCTACTCGGAATCGGCGATCTGGAGAAGAAGATCGGCAAAAAGGAATTGGCCGCGCTGATTGGCGGGTTAATTGTTAAGCCGGAAGGAAAACCAGTTCTCGTCGTTGAGACAGACCCGAGGCCGGAACTGAACAGCGTTGACGCGGATTTTGCCGGTGAAGACTTCGACCCGGAGTAGTGAAGATAGTCCCTCTCACCAAAGGCAAGTACGCCATCGTGGATGCCGAGGACTTTGAGCGGATTACAAAGTTAAGTTGGTTCTTCGACCGTGGGTACGCTCGACGCCGGTATCAACGAGTCGGAGTGCAACATTGCATGCACATGCACCGAGAGGTTCTGAATGCGCCGGATGGATTTGAGGTCGATCACATCAACGGCAATACGCTTGATAACAGAAAATCAAATCTGAGAATCGTCACGCATCAGCGAAATATGCACAACGTGTCGTCCCACGGAGACTCTTCTTCACAATATCGAGGGGTTTTCTGGAATAAGCAAAAGCTTAAATGGACCGCCCAGATATGCCTAGACGGGAAGCGCAGACATATCGGCCATTTTGTAAACGAATTAGATGCTGCCAGGGCGTACAACCAGGAAGCGATTAGGCTATTCGGGCAATACGCTCGGCTAAACCAACTTTAAAGGAGAACTGATCAATATGGCAATCGACAATCAAGCAACTAAAGTTATCACCGGAACGGTACGTCTCTCTTACTGCCACATCTTCGAGCCGCAAGCTATCGACGGCGGCGATGAGAAGTACAGCACGGCCATCCTGATCCCGAAGTCCGATAAGGAGACGTTGCGTAAGATCAAGGCGGCAGTTGAAGCGGCCAAGGAGCTCGGCAAGAGCAAGTGGGGCGGTAAGATCCCGGCCAACTGCAAGACGCCGCTGCGTGACGGCGACGAGGAGCGTCCGGACGACGAAGCGTACGCTGGCCATTACTTCCTCAACGCAACCAGCAAGAACAAGCCGGGGATCGCGAAGCCGATCGGCAAAGACGCGAACGGCAAGACGAAGTTCGCCGAGATCACCGACACGACGGAAGTCTACTCCGGCTGCTACGCCAAGGTATCGCTGAACTTCTATCCGTTCGATGCGAAGGGTAACCGCGGCGTCGCTGCCGGTCTGAACAACGTGGTCAAGGTGCAGGACGGCGACTTCCTCGGCGGCCGCTCGAGCGTAAACGACGACTTCGCGGGCGAAGACTTCGACGATGTCGTCGGAGACGAAGACGACTGGATGAACTAAGCAGGGCAGAAGGGGATTCGACAGCGGGTCCCCTTTCTCTATCAACAATTTGGAGGATCTACCTATGACAAGACACGATCAAGCCCGCCGGGATGCGCTTGTTAAGACGCTCGTCAAAGCCAAGGAACAGGCGGAGACGGCAGCGCTGTACCTAACCGCTAACGACCGCGATCCGGAGGATATCATGACGACGGCCGTTGTTATCGAGCATATCGACATTGCGCTAGAGCAGCTCGGCGCGCTAGTACCGCAATGACCACTCTCCGAATTGACGTCGAGACGTTCAGCTCGATTGACCTAAAGACGTGCGGCATGCACCGATACATCGAATCACCGGACTTCGAGATCCTGCTGTTCGCCTACGCTTACGACGACGAGCCGGTTCGAGTGATCGACCTCACGGCGTTCGAGGACCTGCCGGAGCGCGTGCTGTACGATCTGACGGACCCGCTGGTCATAAAGACGGCGTTCAACGCGGCGTTCGAACGCGGGACGATCCGGCGACACTTCGGCATCGTATGTGATCCGCACCAGTGGCGCTGCACGGCTGTTCACGCGCTCACGCTGGGCCTGCCCGGCTATCTGGAAGGCGTGGCCGAGGTGTTGAAGCTGGACGCGCAGAAGGACGCACGCGGCAAGGCGCTGATCAAGTATTTCTCCGTTCCCTGCAAGCCGACTAAGGCCAACGGCGGCCGGACGCGGAACTATCCGCACCACGACCCGGAGAAGTGGGAGCAGTACAAGGCCTACAACGTGCAAGACGTCGTCGTAGAGCGGGAGATTGCTCGGGCGTTAGAGCGCTTCCCGGTGCCGGCGCATGAGTGGCGGCTGTGGGCTCTGGACCAGCGAATCAATGACCGCGGCGTCCGGCTCGACCCGGTGCTGGCCGCTCAGGCGATCGCCTGCGACGAGCAGTACGAGGCCCGGCTGGTAGCTGAGGCGCGGGAGATCACCGGGCTGGACAACCCGAACAGTCTGCCGCAGCTTAAAGGCTGGCTCGCGGAGCGCGGGTTGGAGACTCCGGACGGACTCAGTAAAGAGTACATGCCAGCTCTCCTCGATGCGGCGCCGGACGACGATACGCGGCGGGTGCTGGAGATCCGGCGTGAGATGGGCAAGACGAGCGTGGACAAGTTCAACGCCATGCAGCGGTCCATCTGTTCCGATGATCGGGCGCGAGGGCTGCTGCAGTTTTGCGGCGCGAACCGGACATGGCGCTGGGCCGGGCGGCTGATTCAAGTACAGAACCTTCCGCAGAACAAGATCAAAGACTTGGAGCTAGCACGTGAGACGCTACGGAGCGGCGACTTCGACATGCTGGAGATGATGTACGGCGCGCCGCCGTTCGTCCTCTCTCAACTCATCCGGACCGCGTTCGTTCCGTCACCCGGCTGCCGGTTCATCGTCTCGGACTTCTCGGCGATCGAGGCGCGCGTCATCGCGTGGCTGGCTGACGAGCAGTGGGTTCTGGACGTTTTCAATGACCACGGCAATATCTACGAGGCGACAGCGTCCAGCATGTTTGGTGTTCCGCTTGAGACGATCGTGAAGGGACACAAGAATTACGAGCTCCGGGCGCGCGGTAAGGTCGCGGTGCTCGCCTGCGGTTACCAGGGAGGTCCAAACGCGATGGAGGCCATGGACACGAAGAAGGAGATCGACCCGTCGGAGTATCCGCGACTGGTCCAGCAATGGCGCGAGGCTAACCCGAACATTAAGAGACTTTGGTATAGAGCCGAAGATGCTGCCGTTACAGCGGTGCGCGAAAAGACGACCGTCAAGCTGGCGCACGGCGTCCGTTACCGCTATGAGGCGGGCATGTTGTTCGCCGATCTGCCGAGTGGACGCAGCCTCTGCTACGTTAACCCGAGCGTCAAGGTCGAGAAGATTCGTCCGAAGGATCCGGACAAGGAGCCATTCGAGAAGGAGTGCCTCAGCTTCTGGGGCATGGACCAGGTCAAGAAGAAGTGGGAGAAGCAGCGGACGTATGGCGGCCGGCTGGTGGAGAACCTCGTCCAGGCGATCGCGCGGGACTGCCTGGCGGAAAGCATGACGCGCTTGGACAACGCAGGCTTCGACATCGTAATGCACGTCCACGACGAGGTGGTTATCGACCATCCGATAGACTCAACGACAGTCGATATGGTGACGGAGATCATGGGCCGGCCGATCGACTGGGCGCCAGGACTGCCACTCAAAGCGGCGGGGTTCGAGTGCGACTTCTATCAGAAGGATTAGGAGGGTACTTATGGCCAGAAATAAATTAGGCGATTTGCAAAATCACCTGTTCGAGCAACTTGAACGGCTTAATGACGAGAACCTGACGGGAGAACAGCTTGAAACAGAGTTGAAACGAGCTAAGGCGGTCTCGTCGGTCGCTTCGCAGATCATCGCTAACGGGCATCTGGTTCTAAAGGCGGTTCAGCTCAAAGACAATGCTATAAGCGCCGATGTTCAAGTTCCGAAGATGCTAGAGGCAGGTGATGATTAATGGCTGGTCTTGCACCAGAAGTGAAAGATTTCATTCGCGCCAACCATCTAGGAACGCCATTCCCGGAACTGGTCAGACTTGTTCAAGATCGCTTTGGTGAATCATCAGCATACAATCAGATCCGCGCCTTCGTACACAACAACAAATTATGGAATGGGTTGGATACAAGAATTAAGCCAGGGAACGTACCATTCAACAAGGGAAAGCCAAGAACGTGGGCTGGAGGTGAAGAGACGCGCTTCAAAAAAGGGCATCGCCCCAAGAATTACATGCCCGTGGGTTCCGAAAGGATCAACACAGATGGCTATATCGATGTGAAGATCGCTGACCCGAATAAATGGACACAGGTACATTTGCTAATTTGGGAAGCAGTCAACGGACCGATCCCGAAAGGGCATGTCGTAATCTTCGCGGATGCAAACAAATTTAACGTGCATCCAGATAACCTCGTTCTTGTATCGCGCAGCCAACTCGCACGACTTAATCAGAATCATCTTATTAAAGGTTCAGCGGAGTTGACGAAAGTTGGTATCGTAATCGCAGACCTTAAGCAAAAAATCAGCGATAGAAGGGTAAAGGGTAAAAAAGGGCCTATGCCGGAGTGAACATTCTATCAAATTATCGGAGGGCTAATAGATGAGCAAATGCGTGATCTGCGGTTGCACTCAAGGTGATCAAGACGTTTGGCCGGATCTGGTCAAGTTCAATGCCGATATGTGTACCGCGTGCTATAGCGAAATCATTCGAAATGCCATTAAGGAGAAAGGCGGTGCAGGAAAAGATGACCAAATCTGAAATCCTCAGCAAGTTCGGCAAGCTGTTCGCAGCTGCCGGCGGAACGGCCGGCATTCTGCAAGGCATCCACTACGCGGCAGACGGCTCCGCCGTTGTGACAAATCGCCATTATCTTCTTCGCATACAAGGCGCCCACAGCTTCAGCCATCCTATTACGTTACACGCAAAGACAGGGCAGCCGCTCGAAGGCACTTATCCAGATACAAGCAAGATCTTCCCAACGAGCTGCGCGAGCGAGATTCGAATCCCGCGTAAATCCCTAGCTGACGCCTTACTCGCTGCCCAATGCGTTGAGGCCGTTGCGACTAGACTTAACAAACGTGTTCCATTAGCTCGGCTAGTAGTCGACGGAGGATCAGCGTATCTAGATATCGAGTGCGAGCTTCCTTTCCCTATCGGTGTATCAACCAGGATCTCGAAAGAGGCGCCTAATAGCGATTCCCGGCGGTCGCTCAACGCCGGATACATGGCGACGGCGCTGGCGGTGTTCACCGCGGCTGAGACTGACGTAACGATCAAGATGAATAAGCCAATCGAGCCGATCGTCATCTCAAATGACAGCGGTATCGATGTGCTGATCCTTCCTTACCGGGTTCCGGAACAGGGAGAAAGCGCATGAGGGTGCAGCGGTTAACGGACAAGCAGATCCTGCAATTCGTCTGCCGGAATGTGGGCTTCAGCGTAACCTGGCGATGGAGAGATGATGGACTCCGCGCGCAGTGCGAGCGGCTGGCCCGCTGGGGATGGATCAAACGGGTTTATTCTCGCGGACGGGACGATTACGAGATTACGGATAAAGGTAGAGAGCAACTGGCGGCTCTGAGGTTAGACGGCAGTAAATCGGGGTGACGACATGGATCACGAGCTTGATATATCGTTCGGCAAGCACCGCGCCGACACGAACTGGAAACCTGAATACCTGACATGGGACGAGTTCGCCGAGCGGCTGCGGAAGGTCCGGCGGACGGCGGAGACGATGGCGCAGTACGACGCCATGTCTGTCCCGAATAAGGGGAAGGCCAAGGACGGCCCGGCATTCGTCGGCGGGCTCGTCCGCGGCGGCCGGCGGAAGAAGGAGAACGTCGACACGCGCAGCCTGATCACGCTCGACGCCGACTTCGCGGACAACGACTTCCTCTTCACCGTCGAGCTCGTCCTCGGCGGCACGGCGTACGCTGTCTACTCGACACACAGCCATAGACCGGCGCGGCCGAAGTACCGGCTTATCGTCCCCGCGGATCGCGCCATGAGCCCGGACGAGTATGCGGCAACAGCGCGGAAGCTCGCCGAGCAGATCGGTCTGCACTACTTCGACCGAACCACGTTCGACGTCCATCGGCTGATGTATCTGCCGAGCTGCTCGAAGGACGCGGAGCCGGTGCTGGAGATCGCCGAGGGCGCACCGCTGTCCGTCGACGATGTGCTGGAGGTGTACGAGGACTGGCGGGACGTATCCGCCTGGCCGCGGCATCCGGAGGAAGCGAAGGTCATCGCGGCCGCCGGCAAGCGCGCGCAGGATCCGCGGGAGAAGCAGGGCACGATTGGCTTGTTCTGCCGGGCGTTCACGATCGAGGAGGGAATCGATACGTTCCTCTCCGGCATCTACGTCACCGGCACAATGCCGAACCGCTACACATACGTCGCTGGCTCGTCGGCCAACGGGCTCGAGATTTACCCGGATCAGGAGCTCGCGTTCTCGCACCAGGACAGCGACCCGGTCGCCGACGGCCGAACGTACAACCTGTTCGACCTCGTGCGGGTTCACAAGTTCGGCCATCTGGACGACAACGTCAAGGAGCACACGCCGGATGCCAAGAAGCCGAGTCACATGGCGATGGAGCACTTCGCCGCGGCGCGGCCGGAGGTCAAGCGTCTCGCGCTGGCGGAGCGGCAGGCGGACTTTGCAGAGATGGCGGATGAGTTCGACGACGATACGGTGGAGGAAGAGGCGGACGACGACGGCTGGGAGGAGAAGCTGGACCTCCATCATAAGACTGGACTCCCGCTGCCGACGGCGAGCAATGTCGAGATCATCCTGACGCACGGGTCGTGGCGCGGTGTACTGGCCTATGACGCGTTCGGGAATACGGAAGTCGTCCGCAGGGCGCTGCCATGGCGAGAGCCGGAGCGCCCGGGACGGTTATATGAGCCGTGGCTGGCCGCCGATGACAAACGTTTGCAGCACTGGTTCAGCAAGGTCCATTCGATCAATTCGGCAAAGACGATCCAGAACGCATTCACAGAGGTCGTCCATGCCAACACGTTTCATCCTATTAAGGCGTACGTCGAGAGCACATCGTGGGATGGCGTGCCGCGCGCGGAGCGGTTGTTCCCGGTCTACCTCGGCGCTGCCGACACCCATTACGTCCGGCAGGTGACGCGGAAGATGCTGCTCGCGGCCGTGACACGGCTGTATCGCCCGGGGTGCAAGTTCGACCAGATGCTGGTTCTGGTGGGACCGCAGGGCGCCGGTAAGAGCTCGCTTCTCGCGAAGCTGGGCCGCGAGTGGTTCAGTGATTCGCTACGGACGTTCGAGAACAAGGAAGCTGGCGAGCATCTGCAGAGCGGCTGGATCTTCGAGATCGGCGAGCTGTCGGCCATGAAGCGAACGGAAGTCGAAGAGGTCAAGGCGTTCTTGTCCAAGACAGAGGACCGTTATCGGGTGGCCTATGATCGGCAGGTGTCGGAGTTCCCGCGGAAATGCGTGTTCTTCGGAACGACCAATACGCGGGACTTCCTTCGAGACGCTACCGGCAATCGGCGGTTTTGGCCGGTGGAAGTGGTGCCGGAGCGCGCGGAGAGGTCGCACTGGGACGATCTCGGCGATGATGAGGTCCGGCAGATCTGGGCGGAGGTATTGCAGTGGTTCAAGGCGGGGGAATCCTTGGAGCTGGACAGCGAGTCCCGCATGGAGGCGGAGCGGCAGCAAGCGGCACATATGGAGAGCGATCCGCGGGAGGGGCTTATTCAAGAGTGGCTGGAGTCCGAGGAGCTAGACGAGATGGATAGGCCGACCGGACAAGCCCGCCAACGCGTGTGTGCGGCTCAGATATGGGTGGAGTGTCTCGGCCGGAAGAAGGGTGAAATGAAGGCGTGGGAAGCAAAGGAGATTTGCGATATGGTCCGCCGCATTCCTGGTTGGAAAGAGCGAAAAGGCCGTGTTCGATTTTCCGGTTACGGCTTGCAAACCGCGTTCGAACGGGCCGAATGATGTATCAGTAAGCCGTATCAGCGCACTGATCTTTACTGATACACTGATACACCTTCTGTATCAGCAATATCAGAGAGATAACAGTAAAAACAGAATTACTGATACGGCTTCGTCCCAATAAAATCAAGGCTTCCGCCGTTTTGTATCAGTTGTAACAGTAAATTCCCCTATTTTAGTAAAAAGGTAAATTAACTATATATAGCGACCACGGATATATAGTTAAACGCGAAAATACGCAGTACGCGCGAATGAGTGTTACTGCTGATCGGAGGTCAACATGCGAGAGTCAGCACTGGAACGAAAGGCGCGGCTGGCGGTGGAGAGCATCGGCGGAGAAATGCCGAAGTGGGTGTCGCCGGGGAACCGCGGCGTACCTGATCGAATCGTCATTCTACCTCGTGGGCGGACTGTGTTCGTCGAGATGAAGGCACCAGGCGAGCCTCTTGAGCCGCTGCAAAGGAAGTGGCGAAAAACACTTCTAGGACTGGGGCACCGTCACTACAAAATCGACTCGGTAGAGGATATTGAAAGGTTCATTGCAGAGGTGAGCGACGGATGAAATATAATCCGCACCGATACCAGGAGTATGCAACGGCTCGCATCCTGGACACGCCTTTCATCGCCTTGCTTCTCGAAATGGGTCTTGGCAAAACAGTCTCCACGCTGACGGCGATCGATCTGCTGCTGAACGACTACTACGAGGCCGGCCGCGTGTTGGTTATAGCCCCATTGCGGGTCGCAGACGACACCTGGGCACGTGAGACAGCCAAGTGGGATCATCTCCGGCATTTGCGGATCGCGAAGGTTCTGGGGAGCGCGGAGCAGCGGCGCCGGGCGCTTCGGTCAGATGCCGACATCTGGGTGATCAACCGTGAGAATGTCGAGTGGCTAGTTGGCGAGTACGGCAGCAAGTGGCCTTTCGATACGGTTGTCATCGATGAGTCCAGTAGCTTCAAAAATCCGCAGGCGAAACGGTTCAAGGCTCTCCGGCGCGTCCGGCCGTTTATCAAGCGCTTGGTAGAGCTGACCGGCACGCCGGCGCCGAACAGCCTGATGGACCTCTGGCCGCAGATTTACCTGTTGGACCAGGGTGAGCGGCTGGGCAAGACGATCACCGGATTCCGCGATCGCTACTTCACGCCAGGCGCCAGAAGCGGCCACGTCGTCTATGACTGGAAGCAGAAGCAGGAGGCGGAGCAGCGGATCTACGAGGCGATCGGCGATGTCGTTGTCTCGATGAAGGCGGCGGACTGGCTGCAGCTTCCGGAGCGAATCGACCGAACGGTGCCGGTCAAGATGTCGGAGTCGGCAGCGGTGCTGTACAAGAAGCTGGAGCGAGACCTATTGCTGGAATACGTTGACGCCGACGTTGTCGCCCAGACGGCCGCGGTGCTATCGAACAAGCTGTTGCAGATGGCATCCGGCGCCGTGTACGACGAGGAGAGAGGCGTTAAGGAGATCCACGATGCCAAGTTGGACGCGCTGGAGGACATCATCGAGGCGGCGCAGGGCAAGCCCGTCATGGTGTTCTACAACTTCCAGCATAGCCTGAGCCGGATCAAGGCGCGGTTCCCGCAAGCCCAGACGTTGCGGAAAGGACGCGACGGAAACGAGGATATTCGCGCCTGGAACAACGACGAGATCCCGCTGTTGCTGCTGCATCCGAAGAGTGCCGGTCACGGCCTGAACCTTCAGGAGTCGAGCTGCCAGACGGTCGTCTGGTACGACCAGATCTGGAGCCTGGAGGAGGATCAGCAGGCGAACGCCCGTGTCCACCGGCAAGGGCAGACCCGGCGAATAGTCGTCATGCGGCTGGTGGCCGAAGGGACGATGGACGAAGAGGCTGTCGCCGCGCTGGAACGCAAGGCCGCCGGGCAGGAAGAGCTGATGCAGGCGGTCAAAGCTAGGATCGAGAGGGTGAGAGGGTCATGAGCTGGCCAGCTAGCAAGTACAGTCACATAACACCGGACAAGCTGCGAGAGTTGCGGAGCAGCGGCAAGACGATCGATGAGATCGCCCAGCATTTCAACGCACCGCAAGGCACGATCGGCTGGATGCTGCGAAAGTATGGTATCGTCGAAGGCCTCGGGAAGGGCAAGTACAAACGAAAGCCGAAGGCTATGCACTCGACGCCGACCGGCCGGGAGCCGGGAACCGAGCCGATGCGTGTCGAGATCACGCCGGAGCAGGAGGCGACGATTCGGGCGCTATACCGTAAGGTGCCGCGGCGGGAGATAGCGAAGCAGCTGGGCATCGGCAAAGTGTTGTTGAATCAGATGATCTTACAACTGGGGGTGGGCAAGTGATCGAAGCCTACAAGGACTTATTGCTTGAGATTGACATACTGACAGCCTTGCATGCGGATCTCGTTCGACAGCTTGAGCAACAGCACCGCGTTGTGTGGACCGGCATGGCACCGTCCGCGCCGATGCCTGTGCATGTGCCGCTGGACAAGTCCATGAGCCAGTACAACAACCTGATCGAGCGGCTGACTGCGATCGAGGGAGAGCTGAAGATCAAGCGAGACCTGCGCGCGGAGATCGATAACAAGCTGGAGCAGATGGATGGCCTGAATCATACGATCGCCTATAAGCGATTCGTAGAGGGGAAGAGCCTGAAGGAGATCGCGGTCGAGACAGGGTACGCGTACAGCACGATTCGGAAGAAGAGCATGGCAGGAACAAAGTCGGAACACACGTATTGACTTAAGCATGTTATGCTTGGATCGTGCAGCAATGGGCAACTGGCAATCCACTACGTGGGTTTGGCGGTTGCCCATTTTGCTAGCCAGCCCATTCGGGCATTAAAGGGATCGGGGTTAGCCCGGTCGAGATGTCATGCGGAACTAGGGTCGTTCCGTGCATGACGCAAATAAGCCATCGTCCTAAGCGGCTGGACGGTGGCTTTTTCATTCGCTTATTCTCATTTTTCGGCCGCGTCGCGAGGTGGCGGGAACAGAGCCGTCATCTTCCTCCTGTCGCGCATGGGCGATGCGACGCGGTCCCATACAAATCATGATGCGGTGGCGGAATAGGTAGACGCTTATAACACTAAGGCAGACGGCGGTGGTTAATCCACCGTGGTGCGGATGCTGCCATGCAGGGTGCAAGTCCTTGCCCACATCGCCATTAAATGCAAAACACCGCCGGATGCTTTCCGAGCGGTGCCTCTTTATTTTAACGCACATGGAAGTGATTGGCAATGGGGTTCTACAAGACACGCAAGTGGATCAACAAGCGAGAGAAGGTTCTGAGGCGTGACGAATACATGTGCCGAGAGTGCAGGCGATACGGCAAGACGTCAGCGGCCACGACCGTTCACCACATCAACCAACTGCGAGATCATCCGGAGTTGGCGCTGGCGGAGTGGAACCTGATTAGCCTATGCGGACGATGCCACGACAAGATGCACGACCGCACGACGGACGCACTGACCGCGTTGGGGCAGGCGTGGGTCGAGAGGATGCGGCCGACGCTCGAAATACTTTAGTGCAGTGAAGTGCGACAGCACCCCCCACCCTTCGCTTTAGTCAAATAAAGCGTTAGGGACCGGCGAGTGGCCCCCTTTCCAATAGCGCGAATCTCCAAAAACTTTTTTTCGGGAGGTGATGAGGCATGGCGAAGGCGCCATCGAAGGAGACAATCAAGCGAGCGACGATCGCGGATATGAAGGCGATCGGCACCCACAAACCGCAGTACAATCGGCTTATCGACATATACGCGGAACTGGTTCACCAGTATTCGAGACTGACCATTGAGTTTGAAGAGAGTGGCTATCAATACGAGGTAGCGACCGATCAAGGCGGTGCAAAAAAGAGCCCGATTCTTGCATCTCTGGAGACGCTGCGGAAGGACATTTTGGCATACTCCGACCGGCTATGCCTCAATCCGAAGTCACTGGAGACGGTGACGATCGAAGCCGGGAAGAAGTCGAAGCTGGCTGACGCTTTGTCTAGGCTTGAATGACGACGAATCACAAAAGCATGGACGCGGTGCTCGAGTATGCCCGCAGCATCGCCGAGGGGCGCAAGATCGCAAGTCGGGAGCTTGTCCAGGCGTGCCAGAGGTTTCTTACCGACCTGGACAACCCCAAGTATGACTTTGACCCGAAAGACGCCGAGTTCGTCATCGGGATCATCGAGAAGACATTCGTTCACGACCAAGGCGAGATGCTCGACGGGACACCGTTGCGCGGAACGCCTTTTTTGTTGGAGCCGTGGCAGAAGTTCATCGTCTACAACCTTCTCGGTTTTTACCTGAAGGGGACGAATCTGCGGAGATACAAAGAGGCGTTCATCTACATCCCACGGAAAAACGGGAAGACGCGATTCGTCGCCGCGATCTCGTGGGCGCTGTCGTTGTTGAATCGCCGGTCCGGCTCGAAGATATACATCGTTGGCGCCGCGCTCGAGCAATCGCTGCAGAGCTTCCGGTTCATCCTGTTTAACCTCGATCAGCTCGGCGAGAAAGAGAACTTCCGCGTACTGGACAACAACCAGGAGCACAGCATCAGTGGCGACCTCGGGGACGGCTCGATCTACATCAAGGCGCTCGCGGCAAACCCGGATTCGCAGGACTCGCTGAACTGTAACATCGGCATCGCGGATGAGATCCACGCCTACAAGACGCCGAAGCAATACAACATCATCAAAGAGGCAATGAAGGCGTACAGCAACAAACTCATGATCGGCATCACGACCGCCGGCGACAATATGACGTCGTTTTGTTACCAGCGGCTCCAATATTGCAAGAAGATTCTCGACGGAACAGTAACGGACGAGGCGTACTTCGTGTTCATCTGCAAAGCCGACGAGGACGAGAATGGCGAAGTCGAATACACTGATCCGGTTCAGCACGAGAAAGCCAACCCGAACTACGGCGTGACGATCCGGCCGGAGGACATCCTGAACGACGCGCTTCAGGCGCAGAATGATCCCCAGCAGCGGAAAGACTTCTTCGCCAAGTCACTCAACGTCTACACGGCGGCGATGCGAGCGTACTTCAACCTCGACGAGTTCAAGCGGTCGGACAAGAAGTACAAGTGGACGCTCGCGGATCTCGCGAAGCTGCCGATCGACTGGTACGGTGGCGCAGACTTGTCGAAGCTGCACGACCTGACGGCGGCAGCGCTCTATGGTCACTATGAAGGCGTGGACATCGCGATCACGCATGCGTGGTTTCCGATCGTCGCCGCGACGGCCAAGGCCGAGGAAGACAACATCCCGCTATTTGGCTGGAAAGATGACGGCTGGCTAGATATGTGTAATACGCCGATCGTCAATCATGCCGACATCGTGAACTGGTTCAAGAAGATGAAGGCGCTCGGATTTAAGATAAAGCAAGTTGGATTCGACCGGAAGTTCGGCCGCGAATTCTTCCTCGGCATGAAGAAGGCTGGCTTCAAGATCGTGGATCAGCCGCAGTATTTCTACAAGAAGTCGGAGGGCTTCCGGCGTATCGAAGCTAAGGCGAAGGAAGGGAAGTTCTACTACCTCCACAGCCAAGCGTTCGAGTACTGCGTCCAGAACGTCCGGGCGATCGAGAAGACGGACGACATGATCCAATATGAGAAGGTCACGCCGGAGCAGCGCATCGACTTGTTCGACGCATCCGTATTCGGTGCCGTTCGCATGCTCGAAAACATGGAAACAACATCCGCTGCCGAGCAGTGGCTTAAGGGAGGTTGATCTGATTGAGCAGAAAGCAGAAGCGCCGTTCCGCTAACCAGACGCGGGCCGATCCACAACAATCGATGATCGGCCTGTTCATGGCCGGCGAAGACACATCTATTCTCGTCTCTGGATACACGCGCTTGTCGGACAACCCCGAGGTGCGCATGGCGGTCCATAAGATCGCCGAGCTCATCTCGTCCATGACCATCCACCTGATGCAGAACACCGACGACGGGGACGTTCGCGTGAAGAATGAACTGGCGCGGAAGCTCGATGTCAACCCGTACAGCCTTATGACGCGAAAGGCTTGGGTGTACAACCTCGTCTATACGCTGCTGCTCGACGGTAGCGGGAACAGCGTCGTATATCCGCGGCTCCGCGACGGACTCATCGATGAGCTCATTCCGCTTAAGCCGTCGAGCGTTAGCTTCATGGACACGCCAGACGCCTATAACGTTCTGTATCAGGGGCAGACATATCGTCACGACGAGGTGCTACACTTCATCATTAACCCGGACCCCGAAAGACCGTGGGTCGGGCGCGGATTCCGAGTAGTGCTGAAGGACATCGTCGATAACCTCAAGCAGGCCACCGCGACGAAGAAGAGCTTCATGTCGGACAAGTGGAAACCAAGCGTGATCGTCTCGGTTGATGCGATGACGGACGAACTCGCTAGCCCAGAAGGGCGAGACAAGGTGCTGAACAAGTACATCACCGAGACAAGCGGCGGCAAGCCGTGGATCGTCCCGGCTGATCTCATCAAGGTCGATCAAGTCAAGCCGCTAACGCTCAAAGACTTGGCGATTAACGATGCTGTACAACTCGATAAGCGAACGGTGGCGGGCATCTTCGGTGTGCCAGCCTTTTTTGTTGGTGTCGGTGACTTCAAGAAGGACGAGTACAACGCCTTCATCAACTCGACGCTGCTGCCGATCGCCAAGAGCATCGAGCAGGAGATGACTCGGAAGCTCTTGTACGCGCCGGACTTGTACATCAAGTTCAACCCTCGCTCGCTCTATGCCTACGACATCAAAGAGCTCGCCGAAGTCGGGATGAACATGTACATTCGCGGGCTAATGCCAGGTAACGAGGTTCGGGACTTGACCGGATTCTCTCCGCTTAAGGGGCTGTCCGAACTGGTCATTCTCGAGAACTTCATCCCGGTAGGCATGATCGGCGAGCAGAAGAAACTCAATGGGGGAGGTGATGGAAGTGGGTAGAGAGACGAGGCAGACGCGCAGCCTCAAAACCGAGCTCAAGACGAGAGGCGAAGGCGACGGAAGCGACCTGATTATCGAGGGCTATTTTGTCGTATTCGGACGCGAGACGGAGCTGTGGAAGGGCGCTTACGAAGAAATCGCTCCAGGTGCGTGCGATGCCACGCTGACGAACGATATCAGGGCGCTAATCAATCACGAGACGCGTCTGGTGATCGGCCGGAATAAATCCGGCACACTCTCTCTTCGCGCCGACAATTACGGCCTTTGGGGCAGCGTCAAGATCAACCCGAACGATACGGATGCCATGAACCTGTATGAGCGCGTGAAGCGCGGGGACGTGGATCAGTGCTCGTTCGGGTTTAATGTTGTCCGCGAAGAAACCGACTGGCGCGACGACGGAACAGTCAAGTGGACCGTAATGGAGCTCGATCTGCATGAGGTTTCCGTCGTGACGTTCCCGGCCTACGAGGACACCGGCGTACAGGCGCGTCAAGCGGAAGTTGCCCAGCACCGCGCGCGGCAGATGGAGCAACGTAAACAAAATCTGAAAGCGAGGTTGAAAAAGTAATGGCTCTGAGACAACTCATGCTGAGTAAGAAGATTGAGCAGCGCAAGGCAGCCCTTGCCGAACTGCTCGAGCAGGAAAACGGGCTGAATACCAGATCCGCAGAACTGGAAGCGGCGATCGACGAGGCGAAGGACGACGAGGAAATCGCCGCAGTTGAGGAAGCGGTCAGTAAACTTGATGCCGATAAGACCGAGCTCGCCGAGAAGAAAGGAACCCTCGAGGGCGAGATCGCGGCGCTCGAAGGCGAGCTCGAGCAGTTGAATAGCGCGGCTCCGAGCAATCAATCGCGTTCTACCAAAAATCACGATAACGAAAGAGAGGCTAACGCTATGAACAGACTGCAAGTCCGCGAGCTGCTGAAGAGCGGCGAGTACTACAAGCGCAGCGAGGTTACCGAGTTCTACGAGCAGTTCAAGAACCTTCGCTCGGTGGCCGGTGGCGAGCTGACCATCCCGGAGATCGTCGTCAACCGCATCATGGACATCATGGGCGACTTCACGACGCTATACCCGCTCGTCGACAAGATCCAAGTCAAGGGCACGACCCGCATCCTCGTTGACTCGGACACGACGGCCGCGACGTGGATCGAACAATCCGGTGCGATTCCGCAGGGCGATGTCGGCACGATCACGAACGTCGACTTCGACGGCTTCAAGGTCGGCAAGGTCACGTTCGTCGACAACTATCTGCTGCAGGACAGCATTATCAACCTTGACGCATACGTGACCAAGAAGATCGCTCGCGCCATCGCAAAGGCACTCGACAAGGCGATCGTTAGCGGTACGGGTGCGGCCAACAAGCAGCCGGCCGGCGTCGTTCCGGCGATCCCGGCGGGTAACCAGGTCAACATCGAAGCGGATGCGGATCTGCTGAAGAATCTGGTCAAGCAAATTGGCCTGATCGACACGGGCGAGGACAGTGTTGGTGAGATCGTCGCGGTCATGAAGCGGCAGACGTACTACAACCGTCTAGTTGAGTACAGCATCCAAGTCGATTCCAACGGTAACGTCGTTGGTAAGCTTCCGAACCTGAAGAACCCGGATCTGCTCGGCCTGCGCGTCGTGTTCAACAACAACCTGCCGGCCGACCAAGTGCTCTTCGGAGACTTCCAGCAGTACACGCTGGTCGAGCGCGAGAGCATCACGATCGACAGCTCCACGCACGTCAAGTTTAGCGAGGACCAAACGGCATTCCGCGGCAAGGGTCGGTTCGACGGCAAGCCGGTTAAGCCGGCTGCGTTCGCGCTCGTAACGATCACGCCGGAAGTATAATCTATCGCGCTAAAAGCCGGGGTTAATCCCGGCTAAGCGCATGAGGAGGGTCAATATGGCTGTTGTTTTGAAAGACTTCAAGTGCAAGGTGACGAAGAAGCTGTTCCGTTCCGGTGACGCCTATGAAGGAGATCGTGCCGAGGAGTTGGCAGCGCTCGGCTACGTTGCCGAAGGCGGTGGCAATTCTGATCTCGTCGATACGTGGCCCAAGCATATTGGCGGCGGCGAATACGAGCTATCTAACGGCGAGAAGGTCAAAGGCAAGAAGGCCGCGCTCGCGGCTCAAGCAGAGATCGACGAAGCTGACGACGAGTAAAGGAGCTGAAGTCTCGTGGACACAACGACCATCGTTAGCCTTGTGAAAGCGAGCCTCGGCTTTACGTCGTCCGTCCGGGACACCTACCTGACCACTATCGCTGAGGGGGTCGTCCGGGAGTTGCAGGAAGAGAAGGGGTTAGCGCTTGACGGCACTAACCCTTATCACCTCCAGTTTGTCGTCGACTATGCGGCGTGGCGGTACAAAAGCCGGGATGAGCCAGGCGGCATGCCGCGGCATCTGCAATATCGCCTGCATAACCTCATGGTCCACTCGGGAGGTGCGGCGACATGAGCAAGCAGAAGCGATTGTGGAACGAGGCTGTGCAGCTCATTAAGGTCACGACCGGCGAAGACGCGGGCGGATACCCGATTGATCCGGTAGAGTCGAGTCGCGAGGTGCTCGCCAACGAGCTCAGCGTCAAACGCTCCGAGTTCTACGCGGCCAACCAGAGCGGCATGCGCGCCGATGTGGTGTTCGAGATCCACGCGATTGAGTACGAGGACGAGAAGCTGCTGGAGCATGCGGGTAAACGATACGAGGTAATCCGGACGTACAGTTCGGAGCCGGAGTATATCGAGCTCACCTGTTCCGACATCTCTCAAAGGGCGTGACGCTATGGCGGGGTTCGAGCTGCAAGGCGTGGACGAGTGGCTAGATGCGCTGCGGCGGAAGCTCGGCGAGGCATCTGCTCGCGTCGAGAACCGAGGCTTGCGTGCAGCAGGCGAGATTATGGCCGGGGCGATGCGCGACAAAGCGCCAGTTAGCGAGAAGGCAAGCGGCACTCACATCCGTGACGACATCAAGGTATCCGGCGTTCGCCGCAAGGACGGTGTCAAGTACGTGCTTGTGGGGCCGAGTAAGAAGACCAGCTGGCGTGCTCACTTCCCCGAATTCGGGACGCAGAAGATGACCGCGCGGTCGTTTATCTACCCGGCATTTCATGAGAAGAAAGACGCGGCGCTGGCGGCACTCGCCGACGAATTCCGAGAGGGGTTAGAAAACGGATGATCGACATGAAGCCGGAAGTCTTGGCCGCGCTGCGCGGAGACTCGACACTCGCCGCATTGATCGGCAAAGACGCGAACGGGAACGTGAAGGTGTATCCGGAGGTCGCCCCTGACGGAACGGCGGAGCCATACATCACCTTCTTCGAGGTGACCAACTTCGAAGCGACGAACGCCGACGACGAAGAGGTTGAGAGCGAGATCCATATGCAAGTTGACATCTGGACGAAGGGTAACACCGGACCGGCGGCGCTAGCCGCTGCCGAAGCGATGAAGGGTCTTGGCTTCATCCGGACAGCGGCGGTCGATCAGTACGAGAGCGACACCAAGACGTATCACAAGATTTTGAGATTTCAAACCACTACGGAGGTGCAATGACTGTGGCAGATGCTGCGAAGAAGATTCTCAAGGGCCTGAAGAAGATTCAGATTTTCCCGATCACCGCAAACACGGCGACGGCTTACACGGCTAGCGCAGGGATGCTCGTTCCCGGCGCTCAATCCCTCACGCTCGATCCGGATGTGTCGGAGTGGACCGTCAACGCGGATGACGAGGTGTATGACGCTGGTGCAGACTGGAACGGAATGAAACTGACATTCCAGGTTGCCGAACTTTCGCTGGAATTGAAAAGTCATCTCGAAGGTGGTACGTGGGACGAGACGGCCAAGGAATATGATTACTCGTCTAATACCGTCGCTCCAGAGATCGGCCTTTCCTTCGCCGCGCGGACTTCCGACGGGGAATACCGAATGGTGAAGCTGTGGGTCTTGAAGGTAACAAAGATCAAAGGCGAGTACAAGACCAAAGGCGGTAGTGGAGACAGTTCTTCTCCGGTGTCCGTCGAGGCCACGGTCATGAGCCGGACGATCGACGGCAAGGTTAAGCGCGAGAAGGATTCGGTCGGCGGCGATCTGGCGTGGCTTAACGACTTGAACGATACGCCGGAAGTGTAATCCAATCGATTACAGAAAGAGCTTAGCTTAAGTGCTAGGCTCTTTCTCTATTTCAGGGAGGGAACAAAGTGGCAAACGAAGTCAGCGTGAAGAAGATTCCGATCACCCTTGACCGGGAGCGGAACCTCATCGTCGACCTGAATACCTTCTGCTCGCTCGAGGATATTTACGGCAGCCACAAAGCCGCCATCGATGCGCTCAAGTCCGGCTCGTTCAAGGCAATCCGCACGTTCCTGTGGCTTACACTCGTGCACGAAGATGAGACGCTCACCGAGCACAAGGTCGGCCAGTTGCTGGGCGCTGCTAATATGAGCGCGATCGCGGACGTGATCCTCGAATCGATTCCCGGGGCTGATGTGCCGGGAAAGTCTTAGAAGCCATCGCCGTTAGCCTCCGGGACGTCAAAAATAGCGAGACGTCCGGATCGGTCAACGGTCAATCCGCAGGTTGGGATTGGACGTGGCTTTATTATATGGGAACAAACCTTCTCGGCATGAGCGAGAGGGATTTTTGGCGTTGCCAGCCTCGCCGGCTATTTGCGCTGTGGGACATCCACAAACGGGTGAACGGTTTGGACAAGCAAGACGGGCATGCAGCAGCAGAGGAAGTATTTATCGATCAACTCGGGTGGTGAGGAATCGTGCCAAGTGAAATCGAAGTAGGCAACTTAGTCGCGAAGATCGGCATAGAAGACAGTGGCGTCACGAAGAAGATGTCAGACCTAAGCCGAGTGGCGAAAGTCGTCCAATCCGACTTTGAGAAGACGTCAGCAGAAATCGGCGACTACGGGAAGAGTACGGACGGCCTGCGCGCCAAGGCCGATCTCCTCACCAAACAACTTATCATCCAACAGCAGCGTGTAGCTGTACTGCGGGATGAGTTTGAGAAGTCAGCCCGCGAGAAGGGCGAAGATGCGAAGCAGACACAGAACTACGAAGTCCGCCTGAACAAGGCGACCGCAGAACTAGCGAAGCTGCAGAGCGAATTGAAGGAAACGAACACTGACCTTGAAAAACAGACCGCGACGTGGAACAAGGTAGGATCCGCGCTCGATGGATTTGCGAATAAAATGGAGTCCGCTGGCCGGAAGATGTCCAACGCTGGCATGGGTTTGACGGTAGCCTTTACCGCGCCGATCGCGGCGACCGGAGTGCTCGCGTCCAAGGCAGCGATTGACTTTGAATCTGCCTTCGCTGGTGTGAGAAAGACGGTCAACGCGACTGACGCAGAACTTGATAAGATGTCTCAGGGCATCCGTGACATGTCGAAGGATATCCCGGTAGCAGCGACAGAGATAGCCGGCGTCGCTGAAGCAGCTGGACAGCTCGGTATTAAGACGGATGCCATCATGGGCTTTACGCGTACAATGGTCGATCTAGGCGTGGCGACAAACCTCTCCGGCGAACAAGCCGCGACGACGCTTGCACGTCTCGCCAACATCACGCAGATGTCGCAGAGCGACTTTGATAGACTCGGCAGCACGATTGTTGCACTCGGAAATAGTCTGGCTACGACTGAAGCTGAAATCTCGGACATGGCCCTCCGACTAGCCGGTGCCGGTAATCAAATCGGGTTGACCGAGGCACAAATCCTTTCTATTGCCGGCACACTTTCTTCAGTCGGCATCGAGGCTGAAGCGGGCGGCACGGCGTTTAGCACGATCATGATCAACATGGCTCAAGCGGCCGCGACAGGTGGCGAGCAACTCGAGAACTTCGCCGCCGTCGCCGGGATGACGTCGAGCCAGTTTAAGCAGGCATTCCAGCAAGACGCGGCCGGTGCACTCGTTACTTTTATCGAAGGGCTTGGCAAACTGTCTGCAGCCGGCGAGAACACGTTCGCCGCGCTTGAAGAACTCGGCATGTCCGACATCCGCGTGCGGGACGCGCTGCTCCGCGCCTCCGGCGCCGGCGATCTCTTCCGCCAGAGTTTGGAGCTCGGCACGAAGGCGTGGCAGGACAACAACGCGCTGACGAAAGAAGCTGAGCAGCGTTACGCCACGACGGCGAGCCAGTTGCAGATCGCGAAGAACAAAATGAACGACACGGCCATCACTGCCGGCGACGCGCTTGCCCCCGCAATCATCGCTGCGCTCGATGCGGCGGAGCCTCTTATTGACGCGGTCGGTCGCATGGCGGAAGGATTCGCGGCACTTGATGCAGGTCAGCAGAAGACGATCATCACCATCGCGGCAGTTACCGCAACGGCTGGGCCGCTGCTAATCGTCGCTGGCAAACTGGTAACCGCTATTGGATCGATAACAGTGGCAGTTAAGGGCTTGGGGACGGCACTCGTATTCTTGACGACAAACCCGATAGGCCTCGCGCTCACGGCTATCGCAGGCGTAACCGCACTAGTCACGACCAGTATGGTTAACGCGAAGCGGGCGACGGAGGAGCTGCGACAGGCGCAGGAAGATTATCAGAGGGTTCAGCAAAATGGCATCGATAGGTCGGAACTCGAGACTTATGAGGAAAAAATCCAGAAGCTCACTGATCTGAAGGAGAAGTACCTTGAACTGACCGAGGCTGCGAAAGAATCTGACTCGGCCCAGATGGGCAACAACGTTCTCGCCCTTGACACTGCTGCTGACGATCTCGGGATTAAGCTGAAGGATCTCGGAAAGGATGCTCGTTCATTCGGGCTCGAGTTGGAATTTGTCGATGAGCAAGGGAAAATATCAGCCGTAACGCTAGACGAATTGAACGAAGTCCTGGATACCTACACGAAGGCTGTTAAGAAGGCGAGCCAAGAGACGGCAACAGAGATCAGCGAGAAAGCCCGTCAGATCGCCACGCAGAACCAAGAAATTGCAACGGTTGAAAACTTGCTAAAGACATACAACTCGGCGAAGCAGGGATCGGACGAATGGAAGCAAGCCACATCTGAGCTCTCGCGTATGTTCCCGCAGTTTACGAGCGCGGTGGGCGTTAACGCCGAAGCGATCGAAGGCTTGATGATTGTCAAGCAGCAGGAGGTCGCCGCGTCGTGGGCGGCGCTGCAGGTCAAGGCGAACGAGATCGTTATGGAGAAGAAGCGCGAGCTGGCTGTCCGCGAAGCAGCGATCGCCGCCGTTGAAGCCGGCGCGAATTGGCTGTTTGGGATGGAAACGGCCACATTGGCGACAGCGAAGGCCCGCCAAGAGGTCGAGAAGCTGAAAGGCGAGATATCATCGCTTGAAGCCTTGGCGTCAACGGACCCGTCGAAACTCGCCGCCCCAGTGATCCCTACTGCACCGGTGGTCCCCACTGGGGGCGGAACGAAGACACCTGCGGCATATCAAAACACAGCCCTCGACGATGCCTACCGGCTGCTGGAGCACAAAAAGAAGCTCAACCAACTGACGTTAGAGGACGAGCTGAGGACGCTCGAGCAGATCAAAGCGAAGAACGTCAAGACGGCAGATGAGCGGATGGAGATCGAAGAGCGGATGTACGATGTCCGCACACAGATCGCGGAGAGGAGCAAAGACCGGGAGGCGGAACTGCTCGATCAAGCCATGCAGAAATATCGGGCGTCCGTTGAAGACCGTATTGCTAGAGAGGACTTATCAGCGGAGCAGCAGTTTGCCATCCAAAAGCAGATGTACGACAACATTGTCCGCGACAACGAGGCGTATCTGAAGCGCGTCCTCGCGGATGACAAGTACACAGCCGAGGAGAAGGCGGACATCCAGAGGCAGATCACCGATGTGATCCGGCAGAACATCAACGAGCGGCTCCAGCTTGAGAAGGACTACTACGCCGAGCTGGAGCAGCAGGAAATAGACTCGATCAACAAGCTGTCCGATGGCATCCAGTCAGCGTTGAAAGAGCGGTATGCGGCGGAGCAGGAAGCCGCCGAGGATGCCATCCAGAAGCAGATCGACGCGAATGAGAAGTGGCGAGACAACACGATCGACAGCGTGAAGTCCGTTTATGACTACCGCGTCAAAGCGGCCGAGGATGCTGCGAACGCCGAGATCGCCGCGCTCGAGGGGACCTACAACGCGCAGATCAAGGCGGTGCAGGATGAGCTGGCCGCGCTTGAAGAAGCGGAGCAGCTGAAGTCCCGCGCCGAGCTCGACGCCGCGGATAACCAAAAGGCCGATCGGCTGCGCGCACAGATCGAATACGAACATGACGAGTTTAACAAGGCTCAGCTGCAGAAGGAGCTGAACAAGCTACTCGCAGATCAAGAAGCGCGTCATCAGGATGAGCAGCTAGCCGACAAGAAGGATGCGCTCAAGACTGAGGAACAGACGCTCAGGGATCAGCTCAGAGAGCAGACAGATGCCCTCAAGGAGCAGCTAGCCGAGAAGAAGGAGATGCTTGAGACGGAGCGAGAAGAGGAAATCGCCCGAATCAACAACATCGCAGAAGCGCAGGCTGCCGCGCTGAACCAGCAGCTAGAGGCGGTCAAAGCACATTATGCCGCGCTGCTAACCGAGCGAAGCCTCCAAGCGGAGGCCGAGAAGCTGATTATCGATAACCAGCAGCAAGAGATCCTAAAGCTCCTTGAGGACTACGGCGAGGACTACGAGATCACCGGCCAGTCGCTTGGCGAGAAAATGTATCAAGGCTTCAAGCAGAAGGTCGACCAGATCAGCTCGTTGATCGATACGATTAATGCCCGGATCGATGCCGCACGGAACGCGGCCATCTCAGCGCTCAATTCGGTACAGGCTTCGACAAGCGCGTCGCCGGCAACGAAGTCTGCGGGCTCCGGTGGTACGCAGGTGTCGGTGGTCAATAACTTTAACACGCCAGTCACATCGCCATCCGACGTGTCCAAGGCGACGCAGAAGACAGCGCAGCGATTGGTAACTGGATAAGGAGGCGGGGTCATGCAGCGACTAACCTATATCAATCCAAACGGCGAGAGCGTTGTCCTGGGCAATTCCCGCCCCTACATCCTCGCGCACATCGACGGGACAGGTGGCGTGCAGGCCGACATACGCTCGACCCAGTCGCCGTATCAGGACGGCTCGTCGGTCGTCGCGGTGCAGATGCCTAACCGCTTGGTCACGCTCACCGGAACGGTCATGGCCGGCAGCCGTGAAGAGATGTACGAGCTGCGCCGTCGGCTGTCTCGTGTGCTGAATCCCAAACTAGGCGCGGGCCGGCTCGTATACGAGAACGACTACCGCTCCTATGCAGCTGATGCCATACCAGACGAGGCGCCGGTGTTCACCAATCGATTCTCCAACCATCACGGGTTCACCGCCTCCTTCACATGCCCGGATCCGTTCTGGCGCGACGTTGAGGAAGCGACGAAGGACCTCAAGTCATTAACTGGCGGCCTGACGTTTCCGCTTAAGCTCGGTACGCGCTTCGCTCTGATCGGCTACCGCGGCGTGTTTGAAAATGAGGGTGACGTCGAGACGCCGATACGCATCCGCTACACGGGGCCTGCGGTGAATCCGGTGGTAGAGAATGAGACGACGGGCGAGTACATCAAGATCAACACAACGCTGGCCGCGACTGACGTGCTCGAAATCACAACGGCTTTCGGTCGGAAGCGGGTCGAGGTTGTGGCCGCCGACGGCAGCCGTACGAACGTATTCCACTGGATCGACCTTGGCAGCACCTTCTTCGGGCTCCAACCTGGCGAGAACATCCTCAAATATAGTAGTGACAACGCCGAGGACGACATCTCGACAGTCACCGTGTACTGGAATAACCGCTATGGAGGTGCGTGATGGCGAAACCATTCCTTCGCATCCTCGACACCGACTTTAACCTGCATGGCGAAATCGACGACTATGAGAGCCTCCAGTTCACGCGACGGTTCTTCCGGCCCGGCGAATTCGAGATCCACATTGCGCTGAGCAAGCAGCACACCGGAGAGCTGATGAAGGACCGGGTCATTTACATTAACAACGAGCCTAACAAGGCGGGTTACATCCAGTACCGCGGGATCGAAGAGGAGAATGGAATCGAGACGCTCGTTGTCAAAGGGCCGACTCTCGGCGGCGTGCTCGATCGACGGATTACTGTGACGGATTCCTACGATCGCGTGTCTGGAGCCGCGGAGACGGTGCTGAAGCATTACGTCAATCGACACATTGTTGACGGCCTGTATCCCGGTCGGGCGATCCCGTTTGTTGCGTCCGCGCCAGATCTACTCCGCGGGAAGTCGACGCCATGGCAGTCCCGCTACGAGAACCTCCTGGATGTCGCGCAGCAGATCGCGGAATGGTGCGATATTGGCTGGGGCGTGAACCTCGACTTCGCTGCGCGGAAGTGGGTGTTTGATGTCATTGAAGGCCGGAACGTCAGCGCGAGTCAATCAGCGCTGCCGCCGGTCATCTTCGCGCATGAGTTTGACAACGTAGAGAGCGAGTCGTTTATTGACTCGGACGCCAATTACAAAAATGTCGGTTATGCCGGCGGACCGGGGGAAGACGAGGACCGGCTTATCCAGGTCGTCGGAGAGGCGACCGGCTTCGACCGCCGCGAGGTGTTCCTCGACGCCTCCCAAGCCGAGGACGCCGCCGAACTGGTGACGCTCGGCCAACAGCAACTCGCGCAGCAGAAGCAGATTCTCACGTTCGACGGCAAGGTGCTTGATACGCAGACATTCCGGTACGGCGTCGATTGGGATCTGGGCGACATCGTGACGCTGCGCAATAAGCGATGGGGCGTGACAATGGACCCGCGGGTGACGGAGGTCAAGGAGATTTACGAGAAGACGTCTTCCCTCGAAGTGAAATTCGGGACAGACATTCCGGACATCACGCGCGAGATGAAGGCACTGAAAAACAAGGTTAAGAGGAGTGGTTAAGGATGCCTCAGAAGTCTAGTTTCTTCGATTCGACGGCCACCGATCCGAGAGAATATTCCGCCACTGAATTCGCTGAATACTTCTCTCGACTCGTCGGCAATGGAGTGTTCGCCGGCGGCACAAACCTAGCGGTGACTGCGAACGGTGGCGAGACGTTCGTCTCTGTATCGCTCGGCTTCGGCTGGATTAACGGCTACCTGTACAGCGTATACGGCGTACCGGTTGACCTACCGATCGCGCCGAACACAGCCGCCCAAGACCGCATTGATCGCGTTGTCCTGAGGCTCGATACGAGCGCGCCAGTCCGGTCAATAACGGCCGCGGTGGTCGAGGGTACGCCAGCTGCCAACCCCGCGCCGCCGCCGCTGACTCGCGAGGGGAATATCTACGAATTGAGCCTCGCGCAGGTGCGCTTAATCGCGAATACGGCGACCGTTAACCCCGCGCTGATTACAGACGAACGCCTGAATAACGCCGTCTGCGGTCTAGTGACGGGATTGATTGACCAGGCTGATACGACGGACATCTTTAATCAGTTTCAGGCGTGGCTTACGGCCAAGCAGGCGGAATGGCAACAGGAGTGGAACGACTTCATGGGGACGATCCAAGATGGCGGATTCGCCACGACCACCTATGTGGATTCGATCGCAAATGAGCTTTTTCAATCTGTCGGTAATGGGAAGACGCAAGTCGCCGCCGCTATTACCGACAAGGGAATCCCTACGTCAGCGAATGATGCGTTCGCGACGATGGCGGCGAACATTGAAGCGATACAGGTCGGAGTCGACACTTCAGATGCTAACCTCGACCCAGCTAAGTTAGTCCGTGGCTACAGCGGGTACGATGACGGCGTGTTGAAACAGGGGACAATGGACGCGCACGGCGGATATACCGATCCGCAGGGGTACTATGCGGATGGTAACGGATATCTGTACAGCTGGATTCCGTATGGAGCGTATCTCACCGACAGCGGAAGCGGCAGCGGGACTCCGGGGATACGAAATTATGACGCTAACTTTAAACCGGAGAATATCATCGGGAGCATCTTTGGATTGCAGGGATCTGCCCAGCCGAAGAGAGTGGCAAGCGGGACGGGTCAATCCCCTAGTGCCACTAGACCATTTATTCGATATGATGGCGCGACGATCACTAACCGTTATCCGATAACGGTTAATGGACTGTCGTTCACTCCGAAAACCGTTTTTATTCTGGCGTCGAACTACGTATCGATTTATACGGCGGCTACAACCGAAGCCGGTCAGTATAACGGATATTATATATTCGTTAACGACGGAATTCAGTTCAGACTTGACGGTACACAAGCCTATATAAATAACGGCGGATTCTGCCTACCACACAACATAGTCAACAATCCCATTACTTGGGTAGCCATCGGATAAGGAGGGTAAAATATGCAAGTTGGAATGAAAATCTATTATGACTTGCTTACAGGCGAAGTCATCCAACCAATTGGGCAGCGGCAAGGTTACGTCGTCGAGACGACACGCGAACAGGACTTTGCAACATACGCCGCCCTTGCCGAGCGAGTGCCGGAGGCGGTGGGCATGGTCCAACTCGAATATGGTCAGTACGAGCAAGACTTCGCGGAGTGCGGCGGAAACTTCCGCGTAGACATCAGCGATCCGAGCGAGCCGAAGCTCGTATTCAGTTACCCTGATCCCGTCGACCCCGATGCACCGCCAGTGTACCATCCGCCGTTATCGGTGCAGGTCGCCCAACAGCAGCAGACGATTGATGACTTGACGGCAGCCATCGCCGATCTGATGGCTGCTCAATTATCAGTATAAGCGGTTCCCGCGCGGGGCCGCTTTTCTTCTACCCACGAAAGGGGGTGAGACGACATGATCATTACCGACTATATGGCACGCGTCTTCGCGCGCGCAATCGCGATCCGCTACAAGGCCGGCGAAACGGATGTCAACGCGCTGCTCGACGGCTACAACCTGCAAGGCGACAACCGGACGCTGGTGCTGGCTCAGCTCGCGGCGCTGTACCCGGAGATTCCGCACGGCGGGGAGCAGGCAACGGCATAATCGCAAACGCTTGGTAATTTGAGGTCGGGCAGCTGCTCGGCCTCTTTATATTGAGAGGATGTGTCTCTATGACCAACAGAGTAGCCGATGAGTTAGGGGTTAAAGAATTTTGGGAGCACGGGCTTGACGGATCAAGCGTAGTAGTCGCGGTCATCGACAGCGGGTTTGCGCTTGAACATCCGGAGCTGTCTGGGAGAGTAATAGGTACATTCCGCGCAACGTTTACCGGTGATCCGGACGACATGAGTGATGTCACAGGCCATGGAACCGCTGTGGCGAGCATCATCGCCGGCGCGACGGTCGGGATCGCACCTAGCGTCAAGCTATTGCTCATCAAAGTGGCGGGCGACGACGGCTCGCAAGGCGCCGGCTCCATAGCAAACGGCATCAAGTACGCGGTAGGCTGGCGCGGACCGAACGGGGAACGCGTGAGCGCCATCAACATGTCGCTGGGCGGGCCAGCGAGCTGGGTGGACATGCACGACCAGATCAAGCGTGCAGTAGCGGCCAACATCCTTGTCGTCTGTTCTGGTGGAAACTCCGGAGATGGTAATGCGACGACCGATGAATGGGATTATCCTGCCGGATTTGCAGAGGTCGTGTCCGTGGGGGCATACGACACTAGCTTCAAAGTGGCACACTTCAGCAACTCGAACGCGGAGATCGACCTGATCGGTCCCGGTGCCATGGTCGATGCTGCTTGTCATACTGGTGGGCTTCGAACCTTCTCCGGCACGTCGAGCGCGGCTCCCTGCGTCAGTGCTGCATCTGCGCTGCTCATCCAGCAATTCCGCCGCGACATGGGCCGCGACCCGACCGAGCCGGAGTTGTACGCATTGCTCGTCAAGCACACGACGACGCAGGGCATCGTCGGCTCCACTGATCGCCGTTTGATCGGTAACGGGCGTCTGCGCCTGACGTACGCGGATGCGCCGCCGAAACCGTACACCGTCGATGACATCTCGTTCGAGGACGCGCTTCGCGGTTTCATGGCTACGCCGATTGACGGCCGGACCGGTGGCGCGCCGACGATTGACAGCCCCGATCTATGGCTTAAGCTATCTGCTAAGCAGCAGCGAGGCGAGGCGATCACACCGCAGGAATTCCGGTTCTTCGAATTGCTCGTTCGTAAAACGTTTACGGCTTTGAAAAATAGCCGGGCGTAATGCTCGGCAGAGGGGGCGGGGAAGTGAATCAGGCAAAAGAGATGTTGGCAAATGTGTGGACGGCAGCGTTATCTAAAAGTGGCAATGAGGCAGTAGTAGGGGGATGGGCTGCGGCAGTCGGGGTGTTTATCTCGGCCGCGCTCGGCGGGTGGGACAAGGCTCTCCAAGTGCTGCTTACGCTCATGGTAGTCGACTACCTGACCGGCGTCGCTGGCGCATTTCGGAACAAGACAGTTAACTCTGACACGATGTTCTGGGGCGGCATCCGCAAGATCACGGTGCTTGTTGTCGTGATGCTGGCGGCGATGGCCGATAGCTGGGTGCAGCCGGACGCGCCGATTTTCCGCACAGCCGCGATCTATTTTTACGTTGGACGTGAAGGGCTGAGCGTGGTCGAAAATCTCGGTACGCTCGGCGTTCCGCTGCCGGGCAAATTGCGGGATTGGCTCGAACAGCTTAATAAGCAGGAGGAAAAGACCAATGCAAGCGGCAAGTAAAGGCATCGACTGTTCGGCTCCACTGACGGCCGCCAAGGCGCAACAGATCGCAGCGGCCGGTTATCAATTCGTGGCGCGCTATCTCGTGCCGCGGGATTACGCCTGGAAGCGGCTCACCCGCACGGAGGCTGAGGCGATCACATTCGCAGGCATGCAGATCGTCTCCGTCTTTGAGACATCGGCCAACCGTCCTGTTGGCGGAGCAGCCAACGGTAAGGAAGATGGAGTCGCAGCCTTGAAAGAAGCGCAAGCGATCGGACAGCCTGCCGGGTCGGCGATCTACTTCGCTGTCGACTACGACGCGCAGCCGAAGGACTACGACGCAATCGAGGCGTACCTGCGTGCAGCCGCTGCGGAGATCCCGGGATATGAGGCGGGCGTGTACGGCTCGTATGCCGTGGTCGAGGAAATGGCGAAACGAATACCGGGCATCAAATGCTGGCAGACGTACGCCTGGAGCCGCGGAAAGCAGAGCACGCACGCGAACATCTACCAGTACCAGAACGATACTCGCGTAGCCGGTGCCGCGGTTGACCTTAACAAGTCGTTCGGCAGCGAGGGATGGTGGGATACGAAGGGAGGAGCGGAAAGTATGAGTAAAGAAGACGCGGAAAAGATTATCCGGTTTTTGTCGGCCGCCTGGTACGCCGCAACGGATTCGGAGTCTAAGGCTGAGTTTCAACGGCTCGCCAACGAGGTGCGCAAGACAGCCGGCATTCCGGTACAATGACGATCAGCCCGGGGGCTTCGGCTCTCGGGCTGTTTTTGTTTATTCCTCGAGTTCGGCCAGCAGTTGCTTGACTGCGGCCCGCGCCGCTTCGTCGGATATATACGGAAGTGCCGCGGATAGCACTCGCTCCATCTTCTCCAGTTTTGCGATTAGCCATTGCGTGTCCTCTTCGGCCTGCGCGCCGAGGTATTCGAGCCGATACTCGATCGCGTCGATTCGCTTCATCTTACCACTCCAGCTTTATACCGTCCTTGATAATATTCTTGGCATTTGCGGCAATACTTCGGACCCTTTTTATGTAGCGTCTCCGGCTCGTCCCACTCGCCTCCGCATTGAGGACATTTACCATCATCGGATCGCGCTTCCCGTTTAATACGCGCCGCGGCGCGGTAGCGGCAGCGGTCTGAGCAATAACGAGAGTGCTCTCGTTTAGGAGCGTAAGGCTTGCCGCATTCGTCGCAATCGCGCATTGTTAACGCTGGCATAGTCATCATCCTTTCGTTTCAATCCACGCATAATCCTATTTTATTGTCAAAAGAGCATATATGTAAAGGGGAGCGTGCGCTGCTCCCTCGTGGCGGGTTCCCGCGACGCCCCGGAGGGCGTTTCGGCCGGTTCCCATCCGGCCATCGTCAGGCGGGGTTAGTTGCCCATGTGTCCTTTTGCAGCGATCGCCAACTCTCTGCGATATTCCGAGTGGAGCAAGTTGCGGTTGTCGATCCACCATTTCGCGCTTGCCGTATTGATCTTCTCGGTCACTTGCTCGATCATCCACGCAATCGCCTTAGCAGCCTGTTCGTCTTTTGGCGTTCCCTTCGTCAGCTCCTTGCGGATTGGCTCAAAGATCTCGTCGATCATCTTGCTGCGGATTGTTGTTGCCCAAGCGATCTGCTTCTCGCTACCTTCAAGCGCCGGCAGACCTTGCTCGGCCGCCTTCGCTTCTGCTTTCGCTTGCTGCTGTGCCCGGTAGCAATCGGTGCACACGCCCTGCTCCATTTGCTTCAGCTTCCATTCACGATCTTTGCCCTTGCCGACTAGATCAACCGTAACCGTATGCCCGCATGTGTGAGTTACCGTGTACTTTGCCATCCTTAATCAGCTCCCTTGTCCTTTATGTCTTTATTATATACTTGCACACGTATATGGTCAAGCGTTTTTTATACTTGTTCAAGTATATATTTTCTGGTACGATGATATCGAAAGGAGTTGGTACGATGGCCGGATCAGCAGCAACGCGCGCCAAGAACAAATACCAGGCCGCGAATTACGATCGGATCAGCATCGTTGTGCCTAAAGGCGAGAAAGAAGCTATTCGGGCAGCGGCCGAAGCGGCCGGCGCAGCAAGCGTGAATGAGTTCGTGGTTCGCGCGATCGAAGAAAAGATGGAGCGGGAGGGTCTAAAGTGAGCAAGCCGCTTAGAGCCAGTATGCTGGATTACGCTGCGGGAGTCGATACGCGACCGTATCCAGGCGAGCTACCGGACGAACTGAAGAAGTACCATTACTATGTCGGCGACGCCGGACATGCCATAATGTGCGTCCTGGAGATGCACTGGCCGACCGATGAGCCGTACATGTATGAGATCCCGGTGCCGGTCAAGTACGTGCTTGAGCAGGGGTATCGGATCGACAACGACTTCGTCATCGTCGAGGCTCCGTACAACATGCGTTTCGGGCTGGACGTAGACGACAAATACTTCGAGTTCTAAAGCGAGACGCGAAAAGAGCAGGAGGGATAACCTCGCTGCTCTTTTTTAGTCGGTTATATTTTGAACCCCTTCAGCTTGTCCATGCTGGCTTTTGACGATCCGAGGCTCGGCGCCGGCTGTGACGGCGTTTCGTGGCTACTAGAAATAATTCGGAGACTATAGGACATGTCCTGTAGATGATCAACGACGACCCCAAAAGCATACACAAGTATGCCGGTTACGACCCCACTCACCCACCAAGTGAATGCAAGTCCCCATCTAAATGGCACGTCATAGTAATCACCTAATAGTTCAATCGACTGGTTAGCCTGCACAATTCCGACGATGATGGCAAGCACAATGGTTATGACGGATAACCCCTTTAAGACCTGGCCCATATAATTACCTCCATATTTTCAATGTCGACATTATTCTACTACAAAATGGAGAATTGTGGGAGCTACTATTGAATACGAACACATATTCGCATTATAATAGTACCATACAACTAATGGGGAGGCGGACCGCATGATTGGAGACAGCGAGCTGCAGCTGATCCAGCGTCATATCGTGCTGCAGGAGATGGTCAGGCTGACCGAGGACGAGATCCGGCGCATCCGGGAATCACGCATGCCGTTGCGCGGCGCAGCAGAACGTCTTGCGAAGACGACACTGGCCGGTGTGCTGCTGGAGCTGGGGGCATCACGCGAGCAACTGCGTGCAAACCGCATATGGGTAGCTGACAAGGGTATGCCGCAGGGTGAGGATATGCTGGTGTATCGGTACTCCCATCAAGGCCGGCAGGGCACATATCCAATTACGACAAAAGGTCTGCGTGAAGAGGTTGAGCGGCAGGGCGAGCTGCTGGCGGATAGGTGGACGCAGATATGCGATGCGGCGATGAGGGGATAGGAGTTACCAGCCCGCAACCAGAAATTACAGGGATATATTTCTTGTTCTTTCAGTGGGTAGCGGTTACATGTTTCGACAGCTTTCGACATGAAGTTAGGAGTAAATTTACAGAAACGAGAAATCACATTTCCCAATCTGTCCAAAGGAGGTGCGGAAGTTAATCCGCTGGTTTACTCTTTTTGAATCCTTCGTACAGATCTCGAAATGTGCAATCTAGAAGCTCCTCGGCGATGTAAATGTCCTCAGGTGTCATTGGAGTTTTCCCGGCGCATATGTAAGAGATCATACGCTTGGATCGACCTGACCGGCGAGCGTACTCGGCTTTTGTCCAACCTTTAGCTTCGATCAGTTCTCCGAGTAAACACCTCCCGCGGGAGATGTCCAT